AAGGCAGGAAAATCATGGAAATTATCGCAATAGTAGCCGCATTCGTTCGAGAGTTCGGCGTAATCATCGGTCGAGACGAAGAGGGTCGAGACATCGAGGGTATTCGCTGGGAAGTCGTAGCCGAGGCGGCAGACGGTTCTCGTTGGGTGCATGAGGTAGGCTTTCTAGCCGATGAGCTGGTCTGGCATGACGACGATCGCTTCGGCCCATTCTGCGCCAGACAGCACGACGATCAAGCAGTCGTGAAAGCGCAAAAACTGGCCGATGCCGTCAAAGCGAAAGGCGTGATCGAGCTGACTCACTGGCAACCCACTCAGGCAGCCTACGGCTCAGTCGCTTACGACGATCTTGAGGCCCTCGAATGGGAAGCTGAGCAAGAGTTGATCAACCCCTAACGGGTTCTCGTGTCGAAGACCTCATAGGTCTTCTCGCAAACATCATTCGGGCACTGCAGGGTATGCTTGCGGTGCTCGATTTCACGTTCAACGGTCTCGCCGTTCGGCTGCTCGAAGCTCTTGATCTCGACGCTCTCGACGACCGTCTCGTCAAGCACGGCGACGACGTTGCAGATCGTGCACTTGTACGCCTTACCGTCAGGGTCTCGCAGCTCGGCGTAATTCATCGTCGAATGTCCTGCGGTGAGCCGCTGTTTAGCCCCTCGTAGGCCGGTTGATGCCCGAGGCCGGGCATGCTTTCAGACTGGCGTGTCAGTGTGACAGCGCCGCCTGCAGCTTGGCCCGTGATGGTCGTCTCTTCGACCGTAATGCTGCCAGCCGCTACTGTCGCAACGGTGACAGCGAGCCCGGCGTTCGCGCCAGCCCCAGCCCCAGAGATGACCAGCTTCTCGCCGACCAGTAGCCGGCCGAGGCCGTTGGCGCTGTCTGCGATGGTGCTGGTTGCGGTGAATGAGATCGTTGTCGCTGCGCTCACGCGAACGAGATCGAAGCCTAGCTCGTCAGCGTTGGGCAGGTTATCAACGGTCGGTAAGTCGTCGATTGCCATGTCACGGTGCCCTCATGTTTTCAGAAGCCCAGCCGATGCCAGGCAAAACGTGCAGCAAGCTGCGCTTGCCGTTCGGATAGATTACCGCATTCGTTTGCATCCAGCCAGAGTGACCGCGTGCGTAGTTCATGCCGTCGGTGCCGTGCCCGACCTGATAGACGCCCTTCTCGATGGCGGGAGTATGCGAGTGTCCGATGATCATCTTGTTCGCGCCTTTCGCGAAGCCCTTCGCAGAGCCGCGTGCGCCATTCGCCCCGACGTCGCCATGCTGGCCGCAGTCGATGCCGGCGATCATTAGCTCTTCATCTCGGCCGACAAAGCGGTGACCGTTCTCGCTCATCTCTTTGACATACCACTCGAACGGGTCGAGCGTCTCAGCGCCGGCGTCGGCCAGGCGAGCAGCCTGATAAAGTTCGGTCCAGAGCCTATGATAGATCAGCGCGTTCTCGGGGTCGTTCTTGACGTCAGCCCGGCGCAGCCACTTCATGAGCGCCTCGGGGTGATTGCTCGCGACGATGATATTCTCTTCGAACCAGGGCTTGTCGAATGGGCTCGTCTCGTCAAGGTGAGCGACGCACTGGTCAAGCTCGCGCTCGACGCTGTTCGTGCCCGAGTGATGCTTGACGAAGTTGATGATCGGGTCGCCTTCGTGGTGATGGTTGCGACTCCAGAAGTCAAGAACATCATGTCGCACGATGCTGGCCGCCTTCAGGGTTTGCACCATTCCGCTCGGGCCGTAGGTGGCCGCCTTCACGGTCGGCGAGTAGAAGAACTCGTGCTCGTCGCCAGTCACCAGGCCGGCAACGCCATCTAGCGGCAGACTCTTGCTCGACTGCCACTGGCCCCAGATGTCGAATATGACGTTCTTCGAGTCAGCGCCGATCTGCCTGACGTGCATCTGATTGCCGCATACCTCGACGACGGTCGCCGAGATCGAGTGATGAAAGTCGCCCTTCGCCCCGGCGGTGCCCTCGCGGTAGTTCTTCTCGGTCATAGCGCCCGACGTGTAGACGAGCTTCGGAATCTTGCCGGCTGCGGTCGGCGTGACGCGCATTTGCACTTGAGGGTGCCCCAGAAAGACCCACTTGTCGCCGCCGATGCTCTCGTATCCTTGCACCGGGTTCGCGGCGGTCATCTGAATCTGGTTTGCGATGATAACGCCGTGACCGTTCGCGATCTCAAGCGACTGCCCCGGCTGCATGAGGTAGGGCATAAATTCCGAATCCCACCAGCGGGCGTCGGTCTTGTGATCGGTGCTAGGGGTCGCCGTCTTGTAAGCGAGCGGGACGACATGCAGCTCGGCGTTGCGGTCTTTGCAATAGCGCTGAAGCGTCTTGAAGGCCGGGTGCGCGTTGGTGTTGTTCTGTGCGCAGGTGATGACGTGAATCTCTGTCGCGACTTGCGGCGCGAACTTGCCAGAGTTGGCTGGCACGGCCGCCTTCTGTACGACGTTGTGCCGATTGATCAGCGCGGTCGGTAGCTCTTTTCTGATCTTGGTGGCGCGCCTTTTGATGGTCGTCAGGCTGACGTCAAAATGAACAGCGACATCGCTGCGCTCAGGGTAGTTTGTTAAATCGTTCCAGACGGCGATGAACTCTTCGACGTCATACGGTTTGTTTGCGGCCATTACAGCACCTCGTACTCGATTATTATCTTGCCGACCTCGCCCCAGATTTTAGTTGCGCGGCCGTCCCAGACATGGCTGTCTTCTTTGAAGAGTGCGTCGAGCACTGCTTTCTCAAGATTGTCCTTATCGGGTCGTTGTTGGTGGGGGCCGCCATCCTTTGCAGCCCGTTTGCTCTTCGCCCAGCTCTTCGGCATGGGCAGAATGAAGGTAATGTGATAGCCGGCTTCGGGAATAGTCAGGCCGGTCGACCTTAGCTTGTCTGCATAGGCGCGATATTTAATGACCGCCTTGCTCGGGTTCCACTTGTCGCGCTGCGTCTGCCTCGGCTTGGCGACCGGGTCGATCAGAATCTCGTGCCTGATCTGCCTGATCTTGTTGCCGATTTCGGTCGTCGTGGTGACGACATCGTTGAGGCGCGTCTTCTGAGCTGGCGTTGTTTGCCAGGGTGCCGCCTCAGTCACGGCATGCGCCTCGGCCGTATGACTTGCAGCCCTGCCTCGGCTGGCCCATCTTTCTGCAGGCGCAGAAGTCTGGCCCTTCGCTGTCCACCTCGAACGGGTAGGCGTTCGTGCGCTCGTTGGCGTAAGCCCTGAACACGACCTTCGACTCGCCTCCGTTAATGCGCAACGAGGCGCAGTAAATCAGATCAGTCATACCGGCCAGCTCTTCGGCTTGCTCTCGATGGTAAGCCTCGACCCCGACGGTACGGTTGCCCGCCTGAAAAACGAAGAGGTGCAGCATAGATTCCCCAGTGTCGCGTTATTGTTATCAGTCGATCGTGACGGTGACGCTGGTCACAGCAGCCGGCGGCGTGTCGTCAGCGACGTCTACACTTTCGACGTGATACTCGCCCCGTTGATTGTTCTGATCGTAGACGGCGATGCGGAAGTGCCAGGTGCCGAATTCAAGATCGGGTGCGGTGACGGTTTGTGGATCGGTCGGCCGTATGTCTTGCAAGGTGCCGTAATTCACGCCGCCATCTGCAGACATCTCGACCCGTACCGTTGAAATCTCCGACTCAAGCAGCGGACCGCCTTGCTGTCGAGTTGTTGGGAGTTGCCAGCTCAGGGTGACGTTCGCCATAGTGTCAAGCCTCGCAGTTACATGATGCACCGAATCGGGTGCGTTAGGTCGCCGGCAGAATAGTCTTATAAGCCGGTGGTATATGCAAGCAAAGAATTCTATCAGCCATCGCATAAAGCCACAACCACAACCGGGCGGGCGCAAGTCGCCTCATCTTCGCATGTCCAGATGACGGCCTCGGTTGGTACTGCGCCGTGCCCGTTGACAGAGTTGTTCGGATCGCATGACGTGCCGGCAGGCACGACGCCGATCGGCAGAAGCACGAACCGGTCAGGCTGCTTGACTACAGTGTACGCCGTGAGCTGATTACCGATGATAACCGGCGGCAAGCTCTCGCCGGGCTGCACTTTGCGCACGATGTTCGAGAAGCCGCTCTCGTCGCCTTCGGGGTCGGTCTGCGTCAAGGCGACCTCGTAGGTGCCTGGCGATGCGACGATCTCTTCGCAACCGTCTGCTTGTTGGTCGATCTGCATGAACGGATCGGTCGGCCAGGTCGTCTCGCCCTCGGCTCTGAGGTAAGCGTCGAAGTGCGAGATGCCGGTGACAGGGGAGCCGTCGACGTTCTCGGTCGATGCCTGCCAGCATATCTCGAAGGCGTGCGCTTCAGTGTCCCAGCCCAGGCAGGCCAGAAACAAGAGCGCGCCTAGCAGGTATTCTTTAAGCCGGCTCGTCGTCGGGCCGTCGGTTCGTCTTCTGTTCATTTTTCGCTTTTTGTTGTTGGGCCTTCAGCATAGCCTCTCGCTTGACTTCTTCGTTGACCAAATTCACAAAAGCGGTGATTGGTCGAAGCTGGGGTCGGAATGGTTGACTCATATCGCCCCCTCGACGTTCTCGCCCTCGTCTCGCGTCAGCCAGGGGAAGGCCAGATCGTAGCCATAGCGTGAGACCATCTCGCCGTTGTCGCCTTCGTAGAATTGTTTGCTCGCCACATAGTACAGCGCAACGAACTCTTCAGGCTGCCGAATAGCAAACCAGACCAGGCGCAGATGATTAATCCGATTCGACTCGTCCATCGGCGGGCGCTTCTCTCGGATGAAAACGAAGTACAAGATCGGGCCGAAGCCGATCACGAAGCCCACGCAAAAGCAGGCGATAGCGATCAAGAGCGCGCTCATTGTGGCGTGCAGGGTAGTGCCACGACGGCAGCGTGACACAAGACTCTGGCGCAGCGCTTCGTGTCGTAGTCGTCAACGGCGTTGCGATGGTCGTCGTGTTCGAGCGTCATCTGCCCGATCGTGACGCCGGGGTTCTGGTCTTCGAAGTCGTTAATCATTCGGCGGATTGAGTCGCCGAGCTGAATGACCTCGATCGGTAGAGTGCGTTCTGACATGTTGCGTTTTCTCTCTTCAGGTTCAGGGTAAGTTTTCGATACTCGTGCGTCGAGATGAATTTGTTCAGGCCGTGCTCGTCGCCTTTGATCAAATTCGAGGCCAGGTACTTTGTCGGGTTCGGCTCAGGGCAGACTTGCCAGTACGGCTTGAGGTTCTTTTGCGCCTCAGACAAACCATCAGCCCGGCCGGAACTGTAGCCGCTCTGAAAAGCGACAGAGAACAGTAGCGCAATCGCCAGGGCGGTCAGGCTTATGATCTTGACCATGTCTTCACCTCCGGCTTTTCGCCTATGAAGGTGATCGTGACCGTGATCTCTTCTTTCGGGTCTGGCTCGACAAGCGGCTCACGACTTGCTGCGATCTTGGTGATCGCCGTCGAGGCGATCGTGCGCAGTGAGTGCGTTTCGGCCGAGCCGGTGGAGTCTTTCATGAAGACCTCGTCGACCCATTGGCTTTTCATGAAGACCTCGTCGACCCATTGGCTATAGACCTTTCGCAGTGCGTCGATCTCTTTGTCGGTGAATGTCATGCTCATCGCCGGCCTTTCATCTCAGCCTTACGCCGAGCGACGTTGATCATCGCTTGAAGCACCTCGTCTGCGTCGGACTTCTGTTTGGCGAAGTGCGCCTCTCGCACTGGCACGTTGCACTGATAGCACTTGTCATATTTCGCCTTATGCCAGCTTGTGCAGCCAGGGGTCGAGCACTGTCGCATCTTCAGATGCGACTCAACGAAGTTGCGCTTGCGCACTCGGCTTTTCATCGACTCATTCTCGATCTGGCTGATTGACGGATGAACCGTCGCTTCATAGGTCATAGTCAGGCTGCCTTGTTTTCTGTTTCGCCGGGAGTATAACCCGTCGGAATGAAAAAGCAAACCGTCACAAGATCGTCGGTATCGAGCACGTCTAGCTCGTAGACCTGGCACAGCTCAGCGACCAGCCCCTCGAAGCTCTGGCAGCTCTCATCGTGTTCCAGCTTGAGCAGGTCTTCAGCGATCGCCAGCTCGCCGACGGTCGCCAGTAGACAGCCCGCCCAGACGGCGGTGCCATAGCTCGCCTCGGTGCCCGTCTCGACCAGCTCGACGAACTCACCAGGGCAGAGCCCCTCCCCGAAAAGACCCATGCCGGCCCACTTGTCGCCGAGCCGCACGGTGACGTTGATCTCGTCGTATCGGAACTCGGGGTTCGTGAAGTAAAGTTTTTTGTTCATATCAAAAACGCTCCAATTGTAAAGATTATTACCATTATCCAGGCCAGCGGCCGGCCGTACATGGCGACCCAGGCGTCGAACTTCACTTGCGTCTCAGCCGCCGATGCAGCTCGATCAAGTAAATGCGATCGGCCGGCGTCGTGCTGGCCCGTTTTTCGCGCTCAAGCCGGTCGGCCAGAGCCCGTAAATCATTGACAAGGTTCTTGTTCATCTCGATCGTTTCCTCGCGCATGCGCGCAATGTTTCCATTTCGTACACGATAGCGCGCAAAACATTCCCGAAAAGACCCATTCATCGGGCCATTCGGGCGCATCGCTCACCCGCCAAACTTGAGCAGCCCTGACGCCAATCAGCCATAAAAACATCGACGTTGTTCTCGCGCCGATACGCATAGCCAGACTCAAGGCAAGCCGCCCTCTCGGTTACAAAGCACTCAGCCCTTGCCTCAGCTTTCAGGCAGGCCAAAGAGGCGCAGGGAGCATCTGAGGCCGTCGTCGAGCATGCGGTGAGAAGCGCGGCTGAAAAAAACGTAAATATATATTTTGGGGTGTACTGACACCCAAATATATTTATATATTTATATATAGAAAAACTCTGAAAACTTTGTTCTTTAAAATCAAGCACTTAAAAATTCTTTCCGACAACTACTTTGAACTTTGCACACCTTTAAAATCAATGACTTAGCAAATCTTTCCGACAACTCCGACCGAACTCTGACATAACTTTGCAATGCCATTCTGATCTAAGCCTCTTCGTTCTTATTACTATCAGCGATAAAGAGCTGCCGGCTAAGGCCGCCCCGCTTCGATGACATGTCGACGACTTCGAGCTTACCTTGGTCAATTAAGTTGTGCATAGCCTCTTCATAAACCCGCAGCCGTTTGTTGAACGCGGTGCCCTTTTTGACCTTCTTGAAGAGCGTGATCTCTCTCGGCGCGAATGGACCGCCGCCAGTTTTGGCCGTCGTCAATGGCCGGCCATCCTTCTCGAACACCTTCACGGCGTTCAAGAATTCCTGCTCGTAACTTGACATAACCATCGCGTCGCTGTCGACGTCAGGCTTCTCAAAGCGGCGAAGTTGACCATTCTGCAGCTCGACGTTGATCTGCTCGATGGGCATCTCGCCCCGCATCTCGAAGTGAATCTCAGCGTGCTGATCGACCGGGTTCTCTTTGAACATGACCATACCGGCCGAGTACCAGCCCCGCAGAGCAGACGCCCCGCGCAGGCTATTGAATGGGTCTTTTCGCAGGTCTGCGACCTTGCCCTTGTTGCTATGGTGCAGCAAGACAATGGTCAGATCGTCGCCGAAGACCTCACGAAAGCGCCCGAGCCGGTTGCGCAGAAAGAACTGCATGTCGGCGTTGTCGTTCTCGTTGTCTTCTGCGAAGACCGAGGCGAGCGAGTCGACCGCCAGAACCGCCGGTATCTCGCCGTCAAGCCGTTTGAGCAGCTCGTCGATCAGATACTCGACGCCGTGCTCATCGAACGCCAGCGTCTTGCGCCGCTGCGTCTCGTACCAGGGCATCTCGGCCTGAATCCAGACGACCGGCTTGCCCTCGCTCTCGACCTCGAAGTCGGTGAGAAAGTCTTCGCCCCAGGCGATCGAGTAGATCAGCTCGGCTTGCAAGAAGCTCTTCATCGACTTCGGCGGCCCGGCGAGCACGACGTTGTCGCCCTGCCTGAAGAGGCCGTTGATCAGGTAAGGCGGCAGCTTGCGCGGGTCATCCATGAGCGCGAAGGCGTCATAGATCGGCACCTCTTCGAGTTTGGCGGTCGTTCGCCCCGCCCCCTCGCTAGTGACCGGCACGATCTGGCCGTTGTTCTCGATGGTGTTGATCACCGACATGACGGTCTTCATGACCTCATCGGTCGACATCGGGGGGTGATTCTTGGCGTTCCAGTCGAAGGCCCGCTGCATGATCTCGCCGCGAGGTATCGACTCATTCGCCCACTTGCCGACCAGGCTCTTCAGGTGATCGTTGCGACCGCCCTCGGTGACTGGCAGTTCTAAGATCGGCTTGCGCTCTTGAGGCTCTTCGTCGGGGTCGACGAGACTAGCGTCGAAGTTCAGCCCGCCGGCGACTGTATAGGCAGGCGGCCGTTCTAACTTGGCGGTGCGGCAGGTAGGGCAGGTCAAGCATGCCATCGGGCACGCCCGGCAACGGGTTCTCTCGGGTATAGACGAAGCCGGTCTCGTGAACCGAGCCCTCAGCGACGACATACCCGCCTTGACCTCTCACGTCGAGATGGTCGCCCGTCCCGTTTCGAATGGTGAATTCTGGGGTCAACGCGTAGTAATAATGCGCCCCTTTGCTTGTTGTGACCTTTCGCGGTGTTCGCGTGACGGTGCCCGATTCCATGAAGGCGACGCCCTCAGCGGTATCGGCATCGACGACGACGAACTGCACGCCCGTCGCGATCCCCCAGTTACAACCCGGCCAGCGTTTAACCCAGCCCTCGAACTCTTCATCAGAGGGCGGTCGGGTCTGGTATGTCTGCCAGGGTACGAGCGGCCGCTTGCCTTTTGCCTTGATCGGGAAAACATGCAACCCTTCTTCGAAGAGGTCGTGCGCGCACTCGCTCGGGTCGAGTGTCTGTTCTGTCATGGCAGCGCCCTACTTGCGTGCGCGTCTTTTTCGCGATGTTGCGATCACCTTGTTCTCGACGATGTCGATGTTGCCGTCTTTGTACAGCTCGACACGAATGCGCCGGCTCGGTGTAGACAGCCATCGGCTGACGGCCGCTTGAGTCACGCCTAACCTTTTCGCGACCGCGTCTTGTGTCAGGTCTCGCCCCTCGATGTAGTCGCCCAGTGTCAGAGTCGCGGCCGTGACTTCTGCCGCTTGTGTTGTCTTGCTCATTATTTGCCTTTTCGAATGGTTTGCCGGTAGTATTGACCGGAACGGCCGAATATACTGCGACGGCATGCCGAGGTCAAGGGCGTAGTGGGATTGTGACGAAAATCGCACAACCCACACAAAAACCTTGCAATCTCATGCTGACACGGTATAGGCTGATCAGGTAAACTACGACGAGATGAAAGGTTACACGGTACAGCATGTTCAACAGACGCCGCAGCAGTGCGGCATCGTCGAGCTGACCGTCGAAGAGCTAGAGTCGCTTGTGATCGAAGAGATCGTGATCGACGTGCTGCCGATCGACCCAGACGACGAACTGCCGGCGGCTGCCTAGTTTATGAGCGACGACAACCAGCAATTCGTTCGGCACGTCAACGAGGTACTGAACAACTTCGAGCGGGCCATCGGCAATGACCGGGAGCTAGGACGCACGGTGTACGCGATTGTCGTCGCTCAGACCTTCAAACGGTACATTGGCAGGTTCGGCATCAGGTCGGCGAAGATTGTGCTGCGCAACCTTTACGCAATGGTCTATGATGCCGAGCGGATAACAGACCAAGCCTTGCAGGAACGAATCAAGAAAGCGTCAAAGGGCCAGCCCGGCCCAGACACCACCGGCGAACCGCCACACTAAACGGAGAGCAACACGATGACACAACCCGCCCTTAACAATATGCCCGACGGGAATAACGAGCCCGACGGCAATATCCTCGACTACCTGGCGCACGATCTCGAAGACAAGAAGCGCGCCGAGAGCGGCGCGAAAGCTGAACGCATTAAGGCCGAAGAGCTTCTGCTCTCGCTCAGCCATCTGCAGCGGCACCCGCAAGCCAGCGGATCGAAAACCACTAAAGGCGCACGCTACTCGGTGACGGTGAAAGACGAGCAGAAGGCTAGGTTCGTCGGCGACAATGACGAAGGCCGCGCCCAGCTCTGGGAAGTGCTAAGTGCTGCCGGCATCGCCCAGGATGACATGCCGATCAAGGTGACCTACTCGATCGACGTTAAGAAGCTCGACGCGATCAAGAACAACAACCTCGACCTTTATACGAAGCTCGTGACCGAGGCCGGCATCGAACGCTACGCCGCGAAGCCGAGCGTCAGCATTAAGAGCATCGAATCATGAGTCGGCCAGTATTAGTCCCGACAGACGAAGACCTCGCGAACATGACCGACGACGAGCTACTCGGTGTTGTCGTTGACGACGACATGCGAATCGGTGACCGCGTCAAGGCTCAGTTCGAGCGCCAGCGTCGCGAGGCATTATCTGACGACGACCCGCTCGGTCTGATCGATTTTGATCGAGACCCGTACCCGATGAATAAAAAAGAGCGGGCTTATTTCTTTTTTATTTGTTTTTCTAGTGCCGTAACAGTTGCATGCTTCGGCGTCATAGGTTACAGTCTCTTTTCATAACAACAGCGCATATAGACGCTGGGGAGTAAAAACAAGATGGCATTCGCCCTCGATTCAATTCGTCGCACTAGCGACACCAAACCGCCGCGCACGTTGATTTATTCGACGCACGGCATGGGCAAGACGACGTTCGCAGCGAACGCGCCGAAGCCTATCTTCATTCAAACCGAAGACGGTGAAGGCTCACTTGAGATCGACACTTTCGGCATAGCTCAGAGCTACGACGACGTCATCTCTGCGCTTAACGCGCTCGGCGAGGGTGACCACGACTATAAGACCGTCGTCATCGACTCGCTCGATCACCTTGAGCCGCTCGTCTGGCAAAAGACCTGCGAGGCCCACGGCTGGGACTCTATCGAGAGCCCCGGCTACGGCAAGGGCTATGTTGAGGCCGACGTCTATTGGCGTCAGATTATCTGGTTGCTCGACGCGCTTCGCAATCACAAGAATATGGCGGTGATCCTGACGGCGCACGCGCAGATTCTCAAGTTCGAATCGCCAGAGCACGAAGCCTTCGACCGCTACGACATCAAGTTGCACAAGCGGGCTAACGGCATGGTGCAAGAGCTTGTCGATGTCATCCTCTTCGCTAATCACAAGATGCACGTCTTGAAAGAAGACCAGGGCTTCAACAAGTCACGCGCCCGAGGCATTACGACCGGCGAGCGTGTCATGTATACCGTCGAGAAGCCGGCCTTTGTTGCGAAGAACCGATACTCTCTGCCCGAAGAGCTGCCGTTGAACTGGCAGGCCTTCGAAGAGGCGCTCGCGCTGACGCGCAAGACCTCAGCGGCACAACCCCAGCCTGAACCTGCAGCGCCCGACGAGGGTGATCAGGTGGCGGCTGCCGGGTAATGAGCAAAGAGCGGGCGACCTCGGCAGGGTCATGCCAACCCGCTCAGCCTCAAGCCGTCGAGGATCAATGCAGCCAGGCAGCTCAGCGTCGTCTGGCCTAACAAACACGGCAACGCATTTTTTGACAACAACCTATAGGTGAAAAAACAATGGCTCAAATGAATTTTGACGCTTCCCAAGTAGACCCGAGCAGCTCATACGATACCTTTCCGAAAGGCGACTATTTGCTCTGCATTCGCTCGACCGACATCAAGCCGACCAAGGCCGGCACCGGACACTATCTCGAATACGAGGCCGAGGTGCTTGAGGGTCAGTATGCCGGCCGCAAGATTTTCGGCCGCATCAACATCGCAAACCAGAACCCGACCGCAGAAGAGATCGGTCAGCGCGAGCTGTCTGGCCTTTGCCGAGCTGTCGGCGTGATGCAGGTCAGCGATAGCACGCAGTTGCACGACAAGCCGTTCATCGGTGCGGTCGGCATCGAGGTCGACAAGACCGGCCAGTACGACGACAAGAACATCATCAAGAAGTTCAAGGCGTCGGCTCTAGCCCCAGCTATGGGCGGCGCAGCCCCGACACCCGTCGGACAACAGGCCGCGCCCGCCCCAGTCGCACCCGCTCAGGGTGTAGCCAATACGGCCCCGCCAGTAGCGCCCGCTGCAGGCGACAGGCCGGCATGGGCTCAGTAAAAGCTCTCCCCTTGAGCTGAGCCCCGAAGGGCCGGCTGACCCCTCCACGGTCGGCCCTTCAACCTTCAACAAACAGTCGAAAAGGCAGGAACATGAAACAGAAACAAGTTGCACGGCAACACCAGGCCGGTTTTTTCAAGGCGATCTCTGACGCGCTCGAACGCGCAGTCGGCGAGCCAAGCGGTCGCACAATAATGCCGCCCAAGCCGAGCCCCGACACGGTGATCGAGATGCAGATAAAGGCGAACCGCAAGCGCAACCGACGCGCTGAGCGCAACAAGCGCAACCACGCCGCCCAGCAAGCCGGCTACTATTACGCAGGCGTCGCAGAAGAACGCAGAGAGGTTCGCGATGCAAACTGAGAAAGACCCGCTCGCTCTGACACGCCTGCGCTCGATGGCGATTAAAATCATCGAAGAGTCAGCGACCAGAACCGAAGCCGCCGAAGCGATCGAGCGGCGAGTGATGGCCGACAGCGTTCTCTTTAAGACGCTCTTGCGCCCGAAGTTAGACCTCGCTATCTGGGAGCTGATCAAGCAGCTAGATAAGCCAGCGACCGACGTCGTCACCAAAGAGCCGACGCCTTCGACTAAGGTCGTCAAGATCGAGCCCCGGCAACCAGACCCGGCGCTCGTCGCAGCCGGCCGTCGCAGCATGCTCGACATGAAGCTCTTCAACGGCTCACGCCTCGGTGATGCCAACCGCGACTTACTCTCTCGCGCAGCCGATCACCACAAAGATCGAGCCCGCAACGAGAGCAATCTCGGCGCGTTCTACGCGAACCTGCTCTACCGGGTCGGTAACCGCACGGTCGCCGAAGTGTTCGGTGAGCAACAGTTGAGCAACCTCGCGACGAGGTTCGGATTATGAGCGGTCAGAAAACCATTGCCGCAAAGGCGGCCAAACTCAGCGTTGCCGCTCACCCTATTAACGCCCCCGGCCCGGCCGACCGAGTAGTGCCTAAGAAGGGCCAATCAAAGCTCGCCCAGCCGGGAGGCGTCCAGTCACGCAGCGGTCAATTCTACATTGTCGAAACCGACCAAACTTCTAGTTCCGCTGCAGGTTCAAGCCCGGCCCCCTATAGCGCCGTCGGAGACGACCATACCAGATTAGGCCGGGCAATCTTATGCGCAGAGCTGCGGGAGCACCATCGCGCACGCTCTGACATGATGGGCGCAGAGCAGCGAATCACGCTACAGGCGAAGTCCATCTGCCGGCGACTTGCTGGCGGTACGAAAGAAGGCCAGGCGCTCTACACTGCCGTCGTCAAGAACGAAGAGCACCCGCTCGGTGTTATCGCTGCGGCGAACATCGGCCCCATGCTCGAAGCGCGTGAGCCGCTCACGGCTGAGAAAAAGCGACGCGAGCGCATACTCAAGAAGGTCGTCAAAGAGCTGCCCGTCTGGGAAGAGTTTGCCGAGCCGATAAACGGCTTCGGCCCGCTCGGCCTTGCTATGATCATCGGCGAGTCAGGCCCGCTCGACAATTACTCGAACGAGTCGAAGCTCTGGAAACGGTTCGGTTTGGCGGTGATCAACGGCGAACGCCAGCGACGCATGACCGGGCAGCGAGGCATCGAGCAAGGTTACTCACCACTCAGGCGCTCGCTCATGTATGTCATCGGTGACGCGCTCACCCGCAAGGCTAACAAGTACCGCGACGCCCGCGACGCCCGCAAGGTGATCGAGACCGAGCGCGCAGAAGCGAAGGGTCTGATCGTTTTGCCGGCGGCCCAGATTCCGAAAGCTGAGGCTCACTTGTATATGAGCGTCGGCCACATTCACAACAGAGCGAACCGTTACGTGCAGAAGCGGTTGCTGCGAGATCTTTGGAGGGCTTGGTGATGGCAAAACTTCCAGCAGTTCTTCAAGGTAGTCGCGCCGCGAAAAAGTTCGGCCCTCGCGATGACCTCCATTGTTGTGGATGTTGGCGAACTTTCCCGTCAAGATTATATGCGCCATATCCGCCCGAGCTTTCGCTCGTGACGTGGTCGCCCTGCGACTTGCGAGAGTATGAGAGTGACGACGACGGCCCGCCGTCGTCGAGCGCCCGTTTCGCTTGCTCTGAAGATTGCGAGAGAAAGATCGTTGCCGACCAGATCAAGGCCGAGATCAGAATGGTCTCAATCGCAGCAGACTGCGAGTTATACGGCGATCAGTTTTTTCCTTACGATATAGGCGGGCCGATCTCAGAGATAAGATTCTCGCGCTCGCCCGTCATCGGCAGGGGCATATACCTGCTCATGCTCGAAGAGACTGTCGTCTATATTGGTCAAAGCCGAGTGAGCGCATTACAGAGATCAGGGCAACACATTAAAGACAAATGCTTCGATGGGGTCTTGTATGTCGACGGCGCGAGCCTCGCTGACAGGCAGCTCACGCAGTTAGAATACCTATTGATCGACGTCTTCGACCCGGAGCACAACATACTCGGCAGAAGAGCGGCATGAGCGACGTGTTTGAATTTATGAGGTTAAACGAATGGCGGTAATGCCCGAGCCAACGCACAACACGCGCAACCTGATCTTCAAGAGCTGGGAAGACCGGGCCGGCAACGGATTCAGAGAGCACCTCGGCGCGTCGATCATCGGCCGGCCGTGCACGCGCTCAATCTGGTATTCGTTCAGATGGTCGACGGTCGCGAACTTTCCCGGTCGCGTGCTGCGCCTGTTCAATCGAGGCCAGCGAGAAGAGGCGGTCTTCGTTGAAGAGCTGAAGCGCATCGGCGTTGAGGTCGTTGAGATCGACCCGCGCACCAGCGAACAATGGCAATGGTCAGCGCACGGCGGTCACTTCGGCGGCAGCGGTGACGGCATCGCGACCGAAGGCGTGCCCGAAGCCCCGAAGAGCCCGCACATTATCGAGATGAAGACGCACAACGATAAGAGCTTCAAGTCACTCGTGAAGGATGGCGTCGAGCAGTCGAAGCCCGAGCACTATGCGCAGATGCAGGTTTATATGGGCCTCAGCTCAATCGACCGGGCGCTCTATATGGCCGTCAACAAGAATGACGACGACCTCTACATTGAGCGCGTCAAATTCAACAAGAAAGAGTTCGTGCAGATCATGGAGCGAGCGCGCACGATCATCGAGTCAGTCGAACCGCCGGCGCGCATCTCTGACGACCCGGCATGGTGGCAGTGTAACTTCTGCGACCATAGCGCGACCTGCCATTCTAAAGCCGCACCCGTCCCGACCTGCAGGTCATGCGTGCATGCGACTGCAGCGCCCGACGGTGAGGCGACCTGGCTCTGCGAGAAGTACAACCTGCAGCTCGACAAGAATCAGCAGATGAACGGCTGCGCCTCGCACGCCTACTTGCCCCAGATGCTTGAGACGTGGGCAGAGCCGATCGACGCGATCGACGACGACGTCGTCTACACGAACAAGATCACCGGCAAGGTATTTAAGAACGGCCCGACCGGATACAGCTCGGTCGAGATATACAAGGCAGACGCGAAGAACATGATCGGCGACGAGGTCGTCGACACGCTGAAGCAAGAGTTCAACGGCACACTAATCGAGACCCACGAGGTAACAGAATGAGCAGTAGATTCGGCAAAGGGCTCGCGCCCATGACAACGACAAGCGGCCCGATCAAGCACGCGCAAGACGCGGCAGAAGACCCGGTCGAGAACAAGCAGCGAGTCAGAGACAAGATCGCGGCAGACGTTCAAGCCTTTCTTGAGAAAGGCGGCTGCGTTCAAGCTATACCAGACGGCTATGGAGTGCTAGACTTCGGGGCCGGCCGCAAGCATCTCAGGATCGTTAGACATGGAAAATAGCCAGATTGCTTTGAGCAATCGGTACGCGACGCTCGTCGAGAGCTTGGCCGACACTTTGCCGAAGACGCACCCGAGAGCCAACAACGCCAGATTCATCGAGGTCGCTCGCGCCCTCGGAATCTCAACCCAGGCGATCAGATACCGGCTTGAGAATCCGCACGCCATCAAGGTCGAGCACGTTCTCGCGGCTGAAATGTTGTTACAGCGGCACGGCTACCTTGAGAGTTTAGAGTCGCAGCTCGCCGCAGCCACGTCTGCAGCGAAGTGCCTCAGAACGAAACTCACCAACCAGTTGAGGGCGATGACCTAGTGCAGCTTCGAGGTTATCAATCAGAGTGCAAGAACGCGCTCTTCAATTACTTCTCTTCGCACAACGGTCACCCGCTGGCTGTTGTCCCGACCGGCGGCGGCAAGTCTGTCATTCACGCGAGCTTTTGCAGCGACGTCATTCTCGGCTGGCCGGGCCAGCGCATACTGTCACTAACGCACGTCAAAGAGCTGATAGAGCAGAACTCGGTGACTATGTCGCGGCTCAGCCCGCAGATTGACATCGGCATCAACAGCGCCGGCATGAAGCGCCGCGACCGATTCAACCCGATGATCTTCGCCGGCATTCAATCGGTGCACAACAAGGCCGACCAGCTCGGCCGGTTCGACCTGATCACGATCGACGAAGCGCATCTCGTGCCCGCCAAGAACGACACGATGTATCGGCGCTTTCTCGATGACATGATGACCATCAACGACAAGGTCAAGGTCATCGGCTTCAGCGCGACGCCGTTCAGGCTCGACTCTGGCTTTTTGCATACTGGCGACGACGCGCTCTTCACTGACATCGCCTACAATCTGCCGATCACCAGGCTGATCGACGAAGGCCATCTCGTGCCCCTGATCTCGAAGGCCGGCGTCGAGAGAATGAATACCGACGGCATGAAGACGGTGCGCGGCGACTTCAAGACGTCCGACATGGTCGACGAGGCGACCCGCGTGAAGGTGGCAGCCTGCGCCGAGATCGTCGAGTACGGCCAAGACCGCAACGCCTGGCTCGTGTTCTGCCCTGGCGTCGAGTACGCGCAAGACGTCGCTGACTTCATGCGCTCGCGTCACGGTGTCGTCTCTGAATGCCTTCACGGCGAGACGCCCAAAGATGAGCGCGAGCATATCATCTCAGAGTTCAAGGCCGGCAGGATCAAGTGCCTCACGAACTGCGACATCTTGACGACCGGCTTCGATGCGCCGATCTGCGACCTGATCGCTTTCTTGAGACCGACTCAGTCGGCGGCGCTCTATATTCAGATGTGCGGCCGAGGCATGCGGCTCAACCCAGAGAACGGCAAGCAAGACTGCCTCGTGCTCGACTTCGCCGGCAATGTGAACCGGCACGGCCCGGTCGACACGATCAACATTATCGACAAGCTCGGCGGCGTTGCAGGCGAGGTCGAACTCGCCGGCACGGCCCCGACGAAAGAGTGCCCAGACTGCCATGCGATCGTTGCAGTCAATGCGCGCATCTGCCCACATTGTCAGTATGTCTGGCCGCCCAAGCACGAAGAGACGGCAAGCACGCAAGCGATCATCTCGACACTGGCTCAGCCTGAATGGTTCGAGGTGAACGAGGTGACCTACCGCCGGCACGAGAAGCTCGGCAAGCCTGACTCGGTCAAGGTGACCTACCGCTGCGGCCTGCAGTTCTTCGACGAATGGGTCTGCCCTGATCATGAAGGCTATGCGAAGACGAAGGCGACCCGCTGGCTGACCGATCGAGGCATCGACCCGGCGACGTCGGCAGAATCCACGACTGAGCACGTCTTGCTCGGCCGGGAGTACCTCAAAAAGCCCGGCCGCATCATGGTCAGGAAAGAGGGCAAGTATGATCGGATCGTGAAGTACGACTTCGCGTTCGAACCTGTAAAACCGCCCGAGCCTATCCTGCCTGACTGGGATAGCATCGGCGAAGACGAGATACCGTTCTAATGATGAGACCACAAGACCCGAGCCTGATCATTGCAGGCGTATGCGATTATTTTCGAGTGCCTGAGAAGCAAGTGCTCGGCAAGTCACGGTCGACGATGCTGGTCACGCCCCGCTGGCTTGCCATGAGGCTCTTGCGTGATCAAGAGCTTTCGCTGCCGTCGATCGGTTACTTCGTGAACCGACACCATACAACGGTGATGCACGCCCTGCGCGAGCTGCCAGTGAGCGAAGAGATGATCGAAGCGGTGCGCAAGCACGTCATTAAATACCACGACGAGCACGCCGATGACTGACCGCGAACTGCTCATAAAAATCAGAGACGCGATCGACGCCCAGCTCAGCACGCCGGCTTGCTTTAACTGCGAGCATCTGGCCGGCGACGACAGCGGCCCGGTCTGCCAGGCGGCGAACGACCAGCCGATACCGACCAGCGTGCTCGCGACCGGCTGCGAGATGTTCATCAGGGATATACCATTTTGACTATAGACATAGAGACCGACTACGACTTCGACCTGCGTCGCCCCGTCACGCAAGCCCAGCTTCAATATGCGGTGATGCACGCCCTAGCGCATGGGAAGATTCACCTCAACGGCTACGCCTGCGTGCGGCCGTCTGACGAGTTTCTGCGCGACCTCGGTGCCCAGGTGATCGCTCTACTCAATAACCCGGTCAACACGCTGCCGGCGATCGACATCAACGAGACAAACATGAACGCCTACTTGTCGCCTTTTCAGGTCGACAACCCGGCGCTCTATCTGAAGATCACAAAATCATAAGGTGAGAGATTATGCCCTGCAGAGTAACAACTAATTGCAGCCTTTGCGGTCAAGAGATGGACGGCGAATATCCGCAAGGTCTGGCCGCTGCGGTGACCGCCCTGCTCAATGGCCACAACGAGCTGCGCAAGTGTCATCGAGAGCTTGAAGAGCGAGAGCAGGCCGAGGTGACCTGGCAAGAGCGTCACGATCAGGTCGTCGCTCAGCGCAACCAGCTCAAGCAAGACGTGATCGACATGCGCGAGCGGGGTCTCATGAAGCCGGCCGACGCCAAAGCGGCAGCGATCGGCTCAGCCACGACTGAAGAGCTGCTTGCAGAGATAGCGCGGCGCGCTTCGTGAAGATTGAGATATCGTCGAATGATCTGCGCCGGCTGATCAGGGGGGCCCTGCGAGCGACCGAAAACGACCACGGCAAGATCGAGGTCGGCTCGGCGCTGAAGCGGATTATGGGCCAGATCGAAGGCCGTCAGAGAATGATCAACAAAACTGACAAGACCGACACCTCGTCAGACGCCCTGAGAGGCCCGTAGAGCGACGCAAGCGCCGCCCGGTACAATCGCCCGACTCAAGGGCCGCTCGTGCAGCCTTCAAAGCCACGCGAGCAGCAGCGCCAGGTTCGCCAGCGTGCCAAACTTGGCGAGCAAGACAGCCCTCATCCACAACAAGACTTGACGGTCGTTGCGGTACTCGACGACGTCGAGCGTCGTCGGTGTTGCGCTTGTGATCTTGTAGAGCCCGCTCGTCTGCAGCCAGGCCCAGCCGGTGCCGCCGTCGGCCCCGACGAAGTATTGCCGATCGGTGTCGACCTTTATGACGTCACCCTTCTTGTAGCCAGCGAAGCCGGCGGCGTTGGTAACGGTTGATCTGATCGCGCTCACGACAGCACCTCGCTCAGAACGCGCTGCAGCTCGTCGTACTTGTAGGCTTTCTCGGTGATCTCGTCGCTGACCGGCGTGACACGTTGGGCGCGCTGCCAGCGGGCGAAGATCTCGCGGAACAAGAGCCGCCCCTTGTCGTCTGGCCCCATCATGTCGGGCTCTTCGATGTAGTCGTAGAAGGCGACCTCGATGTCGCCGTCGTCGAGCTTGCTGATTCCGTTGCTGCCTGTAACTCTCAGTTTTTGCAAGTGCGTCATGTTGATGTTCATGCTGCGGCCCTCTCGTTGACTGAAGACACGACCGACGCCTTCGCCGGTCGCTTGAAAATTCCGAATTTGCTGTCGTCTCGGCCCTGGCTGACGGTTGCCGTCAGGGTGACACGATCGCCTTCGGTCGGCGTGCCCAGAGCTGCCGGGTAGGTGCCCCAGTATTTGCGACCTTCGTCGTCGCGAATCAAGACCTTGATCACGTCGGGGTCGTAGTAGCCATACCCAGGCTCAGCCCTGAAGCTCACGATCTCGCCGGTGATCTCTTGACGGCCTTCGACAACGTCGGGCACGTTCTTGACGGCCTCGGCACGCTCTTCGGTGACCCGGTGCTTCTTGAGCAGAGTGACCGCGCTGACGAACAAGTTGAAGTTCGCAGAGCTGCAGTGACCTTGTGCGTTGACCTTCTGCAACTTCTCGATGTAGTCGTTGTCAGCCTCAGCGTCGGCGATCAAGCCCTTGAGCAGCTCAACGTCAGCCCGATCAGCTTCGGTAGGAAAGAACTCCTTGCGAGCTTCTTGGTGCGCCTGGCGCTCTTGGTTGCTCATACGAGTCTGGTCTAGCATGAGCCACCTCACGAGTTCGGCCGTGCTCTGACGATCTTGCTCGTCGGCGACGCGCTTAGAGACGAAGCCCTTCTTGTTGAACACGCTGACCGCCCAGCCGAGCACTTTGTCGTTCGGGTCGTAGTGCGGGAGACGAACGCCGTGAGGCATGTCTTCGTCATAGCCGGCAATCGAGCCAGGGTTGCGGACGAACTCGAAGAGGTTCGCGATCTGCGCGACGCTGACCGTGAAGATGTCCTTCAAGCACTGGCGGCCGAAGAGCTTGTACTCGCCCGTCTCGGTGTTCAGCACGAGAAAGGTGTTCTTGCGATAGCGGCGAGCGTTACAGTGATCGCAGTGCCCGTCGGTCTCTTTGAACTCGGCCGGCACGTCAGCGCCAGGCATAGCGTGCAGATGGCAGACCGGGTTGCCTTCGACGTCGCGCTCGAAGTCGTAGCGAGCGACGAACTTGTAGCCTTCGAGAACGAAGTCAGCGTTGCTCAGAAAGGTGACCCAGGTGAAAGAGCGAAAGACTTCGCGGCCTTTCTCGTCTCGACCGACGCACTGGATGACTTCGTGCAGTACGGTGATTTTGAGGCTGCCCGAGGTGACCCGAGCCTTCGCGGCCTTGTTGTTGAGCTGCTTGACCTGCTTGTGCAGCTTCGGCAGATTTTCGGTCGGCAATTTGTGAGTTGCGAAATACATGATTGATACTCCCTTGCGCGCTTACGAGTAGCGCGCCTTGCGTTCTTCTTTCTCGATCTCGTCGTCGAAGTAGGCGTCGAGGTCGGCCACGGTAAAGACTCCCATCTCGGCCCAGTGATCGAGATCAGTCACGATACCGGGGATTTTTTCGAGTTCAGTCTTCAGTTCGATTTGTGCGTTGTTCATTTTTTCCTGCTCTTTTGTCGTTGTGTATGGTGCTCATTATACGGACTCAGCATAACGCGTCAATGCCTTATTGTAAAAAAATGTGAAATAAATCACGCGCACAAAAAAGCCGGCGCAAGGCCGGCTTAGGGTGTAGCAAATTTGCTGCAGGTCAGTCCGAGTGATCTTTGAGCAAGAAGCCCTTGTTCGGCAAGTGCGCCACGTCTTCGAGAGTGCGCAGCCGGCGACGAATCTCTTCGTCATCGTAGCCTTCGCCTTCCAGTATCTCGATCATTTTCGCCTCGATGTTCGTGACGCGCTTCGACATGATCAGAGCGGTCTCGGTCATTTTCCAGACGGCCCGGTCGGCGCATGTCATGGTCACGTAGCCCTTGAGGTTGCCGTTCGCCTGAGCTTCGAGCGCCTTCGCGTTCAGCACGCAGCGGTCGTTCGTCAGCTTGAAGAGGTTCAACGTC